ATCACTTGTGCGAAAGGGGTACATTTGTTAACCGGGAACGCATAACCCGGGACTACTTGTCAAAAACCTACGACAATGATACATCAACTTGGACAATAGACTCAAAAGCAGTGTCCCACAATGCACGCGGCAACTTCGGTGCGAGCATCAGGGAATCATCTTTTTTCCGATTTCCGCGCGTGCCATTGACTCTCTGGTACCCCAAGATACCATCACACACGGAAGCGTAACAACTTACCAGGTCGCCCTCCCAAATCCCATACACGGACCGGAGGAACGAACCAAACACATCGGAATCAACAACCTCAGCCTCTACAGTCATGGTCCTAAGCTCATCTGCCGTATACTTGTACGCCATCGCCTGATTCCGCATATCGAGGTATGGGGTCAGGGATAGCTGGTCCGCCGTTTCCATGAGCAGGGTCCGCAAACTTGCCACGTGCCTGTGTTCGTAGGCGGCGCTTAACAGCTTACCGGCCATATAATCAGAATCGCTGACTGCCCGGTTATAATTAGCCCGGACAGGCAATTTTGACACGACACGTCCAAAACTAGGAACTGGGAATGTTCTCTTAGTGCCAGGCACGAACCGCTTCCTAAGAAAAGTGGCTTGCTCCCTCTTCTCAGGCAACTTTGTCTCAGCGGCCATACCAAAGCTTCCAGACACCTCCGAGAAAGCAGGGCCAATACGCTCCCTACTATCCTCGACTGTGTACGTCAAATTGTCATCCCCATACACCAACGTGGTCGATTTCTTCGTGCCAGAAAGGCTCAACGCGGCAAGCGAAACGCATGAATTGACATAACCATTTCCAGTGGTAGTCGTGACTTCTCCAGACCACCTCTGACCTCTTACCTTGCCCTTGACGCCATACCTAGTGAACACCCTTACACTGGTATTAGCGGCGAATTCTCTAACGAACCATGTTGGCGCGCCAAGTTTGTAATAAAACATGGCTTCGTGCTTTCGGACCCCGGCGGGTTGCGTCCCGTCGTTGTTCTTAAAATCGCTCTCACAAGCCTTGCCTGGGGTATGATGTATTATATCGCTTATCTCGTCTGCGGTCATTCCCACGCAATAAATGACTTCATTGTCCTTGTTTAAAGGATTAGTGCGTGACAATTCCTCGCTAATACGGCGAGACAAATAATAAACAACCGAGCCCATAACCAAATTGTACATGTCGCCGCCCTGATAGACGACCCTTGGCTGGGCACCATCGTGCTTGAGTAGAGCCTCCGATTTTGCAAAAACGACCTTGTCAGTATATCCAGGTAGCGTAAAGTCCTGCGAATCCAAGAGCGCGGCAAGCCGCTCACGCTTGGTACCGCTCATCTCGTCCAGATAAGCGGTAACCATACCCAAATCCATCTTGATGGTTTCCCTCTCATGTATCTTGTCCATGAGCATCGCGTGACCTTTAAGAAACAGGTCACTAACATCGCGCTGGGGGGCATGGTCGCACCTCTTCTTTACCGCGTGCAGCGTGGCGCCCTCGGACTGAGCAACCACCTGGATAGGGACCCCCTCAATGACCGCACCCTTGATTGGTTCACTGGTGCGGGGGGGATCAGACGCCTTAGTAATATTAACAGAAGGTTCAATATTTTCGTATCTTACCTCAGTTGAATAGTCGGCGGGCCTGTTGTCAGTTACCCCGCCGGCTAATGGTAAGCTTGGTGAGTAGTCGAACGTTAGTTCTCCAAATGTTATTGTTTTTGACATAATGAATTTATATCATGTATTTATGTATGTATATATA